TAGTGCACATATTGGTACTCAAGTGCAGAAATTAGCACTTGATCCTAAGCAGGAACTTGCAATTGACCCGAGTCCTCACGGCATTGGTAGTGCCGATGAGTTGAGCTTATCGTACCTTAAGACGAAGGAATCTTATTTTAGTGCGAGCTCGTGGTCAACATCAGATGCTGCGAGTACACAATTGTGGAATATGCGCATCAATCCCTTCCAACCTACCTCTATAGACATCAATAATACGGTGCCTGTATCTGTGGGTCGGCAGACGTATCACGTCCCACTGTCTTATGTGGGATCCATGTTTAAACATTGGCGTGGTGATATTATTGTGCGCATGAAAGTAGTGTGCACAAAATTTCATAAAGGTCGATTGAAGATCTCTTATGACCCTCGTGGCGATATCACTTCCACTGATCCAGCAGAGAATGCTGTTTACACTGAGATTTTGGATATCGGCGAGAAGGATGATGTGGAGTTGAGAATTCCATATCATCAAGATCTGCCGTGGCTTAAGATCGATCAGACTTTGACGGATAATTGGAGTCCGGGTAATACCCTGGCTCCACGTGCGGGAATTGACAATGGTGTCATTACCGTGCGTGTCCTTACAGGTCTGACTGCACCAGTCTCTGGGAGCATTAGCTTGAACTTCTTCATTCGTGGAGCAGACAACTTTGAGTATGCTAATCCAGCTGGACATATTGGGCCAGATGGTACCAATGTGGTGCCTAGCTTCTTCCAGCTGCAGGCTGAAGACCTAACTGATGTTGTTTCATCGCAGATCATGATGGGTACGCCAGCAAAAACTGGAGTTGATAGGTATGCCTTGAATTACGGTGAATGTGTCGGTTCGTTGAGGAACGTCCTTCATCGTTATGTGATTCAAGATACTTGCAATACGACAGGTCTTGGGACAGGGAGTGGTTATACCCTGTTTCGCAAACTCTTTAAGAGAATGCCATACACGCCTGGATATCAGTCCTCGTGGCCTGTATCAGCAAATAAGGTTGTAGCTGCCTCAGGCACTGCACCCTATGCGTTCAACACTATGCACCCCATTCCATGGGTTGCTGGTATGTTTTTAGGCTACCGCGGTGGTCTTAATGTGAACGTAACCGTGCATAGTGATAAGTACGGTTTTGTTGATGACATCAAATCAGCACGTATTACTGATGCTGCTTCCAGCACCAGTAACAATCGCTATTTTTATAATATCGATTCGTTGAGTACAACTGCAACAGCTTCCGGTAAGTCCTATTTTTTGGGACGGAAGAATGTTGTTGCTGATGGTGTTGCAGGTTTTGCTGTTACTTCTAACAGAACCAACTCGACTGTGAGCTTCAATCTTCCAGATTTCAACAATAGGAATTTTTCCCTAGTTGATCCCACGTTTTATGTGTTGGGGTCTTCAGTTGATGGTACCGATGAACAAGGTGCCTTACTGGATGTGAAATTTGCGGCAGTTGATAATACGACTGATAATGCCATTCGCAATTTAACCATGCAGAGCGCGGTTGGTGCTGGTGCTGACTGGACAAATTTGTTCTTTCTGTGCTGCCCTACTGTATTCTACCAAACTGCAGAACCTACACCTATTTAGGTGTCATGTCCCCAT